ATGCATGAAATTTTTTGCACACGCAAAACATTTTTAAGTGAAGAATCCATCGCAGCAATATCTTTTGAGCTTCCCGAAAAAGAGTGGGAAGAATTGAAAGAAACGCAAGGATGGCAATTCGTAGAAAGATTTTTAAATCGAAAGAGAAAAGGGGTTGTAAATAATTTCGAACTTTTAAAAGCGATTAGTGCTGAACGAGAATTCAGTGAGATGATCATTGCGTTGGCGGAAGAATTTAAAACGCCTGAAAAGCTGGAAGAGGCTTTAAAAAAGGAAATTTCAGAGGAAGAGCTGCGACATACATTAGAAGCAGCTCAAGAAAGTGATTATCCTCTATTCTTTTCAGGCATGCAGTAAGCACAGCCGTTTCTGTTTACAGCAAGCATGGAAGCAAAAATCACAGCTTCTGTATAAGTGTCGCAGTTAAAAACATGTTCTGGTTTTATTTCATCGATTTGACATTGCGGTGTTTCGCGGTCTAGATCGTGAATTTCTCCAGTGTTTTTGTTTAAAACAAATTGCTTTCCGTTAAAAGGTGAATTACAACGTCTCATAAAATCGCTCCTTTCGTAATACTCAGGCATGGCAGTGCCCTGTATTTACAGTATAGGAGATAAACGAAAAGGAAGCAATCCCGCCACGGAGGTTACGACGGCAATAAAAATAGGAGGTAAAAGGTATTGAATGAATTATTTACAATCAACACAGACGGTAACGAACCAACCGTATCTGCCAGAGATCTTCATAAGGCTCTTGGGATCAGAAAAAGATTTTCCGAATGGTTCGAAAAGAATTCGCAAGGATTTATTGAGAATGAGGATTTCTCCAACCCGTACCTGAAAGTACGAGTTCAGATCGAGGGTGGAAGAGAAGTACAGAGAGAGGTTGAAGATTTTGATTTGTCAGTAGACATGGCAAAGCACATCTGCCTAATGAGCAGAACTGACAAAGGGAGAGAATGCAGACAAAGATTAATTGACCTCGAAAAAGCATGGAACACACCAGAACAGGTAATGGCAAGAGCCTTAAAGATGGCAGGAAAGACCATTGACAGCCTAAAAGACAGGTGCAAATTCCTCGGAGGGCAGGTTGTGGAACAGAAGAAATTGATCGAGGAAATGACACCAAAAGCGAACTATGTTGACCATATTCTGGAATCAAAATCGTTGGTAGCGACTACGCAGATCGCCAAAGACTATGGAATGTCAGCGGTGCGATTTAACCGGATTCTGAACGATATGAAAATCCAGTACAAGGTTAATAAACAGTGGGTGCTCTACTCAAAATATCAGAATTGCGGCTATGTGCATAGTAAAACAATCGATATTACAAGGAGCAACGGAGATCCGGATGTAACAATGCAGACGCAGTGGACACAGAAAGGGCGCTTGTTTTTATACGAGGAGCTTAAGAAAAACGGCATCTATCCAGTAATTGAGCTGAACGCAGCATAAGGAGGTACGCATGAGCGATAAAGATAAAAAAGAAATTGCAGAAATGGTAAGAAAGGCAAAGCATCTGGCAGAAAACGATCCGCAGGGCTTCATGCTCGCTAAAAATAGTATAGATATTTTAAAGGCGAGATCTGACATGGATGCAGTAGATGAAAAAGAGAATAACTAGGACAACATATCTCGGACAATCCATCCGTCATACGTATTAGAGAGGTGATTTTATGAAGCCAGATATGGAAAAAATCATACAAGTGTTGATATCTCTAATTGAAGAGCAAGAACATGTGAAAATTGATTACACACTCGAAAAGAGGGCAGAAGAGAAAACCGCTTAGGCGGTAGAAAGGAGGACAAGCATGGAGATTAAAGGAACCTACCACTGCCAGACCACCCAGCATCCAAACACCTTAAATAGCTGGGACATCCGGTCCGTCTCTGTAGAGCTGCCGGAAGAAGAGGACAAGCCTTACTGGATCAGAGTCGGTGCGATGGTGATCGGGTTTATCTTGGTGCTACTGGCGTGGTATCTGGCAGTCGGGTATTAAAAAAGAGTGCTGTCACAGGGCGGCAACCCTCGAGCACTCAGGAAAAAAATCAAGAATATATTAACAGATTTTAGGAGGATAAGCAATGGATAGAGAAAAAATACATAAACTTTTAGACTTAATTCTTGAGATTCAAGAGCGTGGAGAAGGTAGGAATGGGTATCCGTACGTAAACATTGAATTTTCGAACTACGGTAGCAGAATATTTTTAACCGCACGAGAAAACGGATTTGTTACTGATGGAGATTACGATTTGTTTGACGGTATTGCAACAGATAAGCAACTAGATGATGCAATTATTTTAGTTGGGGTATTGCTGGAAATGGCAGTGGACAAGACGGAGGACGAATGATGTATGTAGGTATCGGACCAGAGAAAGACACGGTAGTAACAGAAGACCAGGCGTTTGAATATGCACTGGAGAGATGCTTGCATGGAACACCAGATGACCAAAAAGAATTTAAAGAAATGCTGGTGGAATGGTTTTACTCCGGGAGTTGGGTAAAGGAAGAAAGCGAGGAAACCTATGCTTAAAAGCTATGAAGAAATGAGGAAAGTAGATGTAAAACCATACCTCGAAAAAAGAGATGGTATGGACTATTTAAACTGGGCAATGTGCATTGATTTATTACATAAAAATGGGGCTGAAAATGTTTATTTTACTCCGATTCCAGACCCAGAAACAGGAAGTAGCCTAAGGATGACAAAAGCGGTGTTTAAAGATAAAAACGGAGTTGAAAATAGATGTTACGAGACCAGAATCCGTGTTGTGATAGATGATCAAGTGTACGAGATGCAAACACCTGTGATGAATGGGGCAAACCCTGTAAAAGACAACTCTATGAGTCAGCAAAGAGTCTGGAACAGCATGTGCAGGGCGTTTGTGAAGTGCGTAGCAATACATACCGGCTTAGGGTTCGATTTGTGGCTTAAAGAGGAATACAACAAGATGTATGCTCAAATACCGGAAACGGGGGAAAACAGAGCGTCTGAAGCGAAAATCAAGACTCTCAAGAATCTATGCGTATCTCACGGTATCAATCTTGAACGCTGGTTGAGAGAAAACAATAGGACTGAGCAGACACTTACCGAGACAGAAGCTGCAACAATGTTAAGCACAATAAAAAGGACTTACGGTGATGATTGATGAAATTCACAGGAAAATTAAAAGGCCGTTTGATAGATTGCCACACCATCCTATTCAAATCCGAAGAGGACTTCCGACAAGCCTATGATGAGTTGAAAGATTATGAGAAATTAACGCTTGAAATAAAGCCATACAGAGCAAAGAGAAGCCTTGACGCGAACTCTTATTTGTGGGTGTTACTCGATAAATTAGCGGAAAAGTTGGACATCACTAGGTGGCAAGCGTACCTAAATGAATTAAAATCCCACGGTGCTTTTGAGTACATACCGCTCCGGGAAAAAGACATCTATCTGGCACAGTCAGTGTTCCGGATTGTGATAGATCGTGGAGCACAGGAAGTAAAAGACCTAAAAGGGAGAACTGAAACATTACACACTCTGCAATGCTACAAAGGGTCAAGCAAGTATAACACAAAAGAAATGAGCAGACTCATCAAAGGCGTGTTGGAAGATTGCAGAGAGGTTGGAATACCAGATGCAGACCTTTTGACCCCAGATGAAAAAGAAGAGCTTAGACAAAAATGGGGGATTGAACTGTGAGTATTGATTACAGTGACATGGCATTCCCAAAGCCGAAGCGAAAGAAAAAGAAAAAAGGTCATCAAAGAGCATCCGGCAGACCAAAGAAGCTGTGGAGCATATTTACAGAAGATATGGATCACTGCATGTACACCGGAGTTTACGGAGTGGAGAGGCATCATGTTTTTAGTCACACATCGAAAGAAATTGAACTTTCGGAGGACTACGGCTTCATTGCCCCGTTGAGACCAGACCTACATACAAACGGAACGAAAGCGGGGAAGAATGCAGCGAAAGTTGACCGACACTTAAGAAAACGCTGCAAGGAGTATTATTTGCAGCACTACGGAACAGAAGAGCAGTTCCGACAAGAATTTCACTATGTTAGCAAAGGGTAACCTTTCGCTATAAATTGTAACCCGTTCATGGCTGCTGCACAGTACGTCACAAATACCTTAAGTAAGCCAGATTCATTGTCTCCCGGTAATTCCGGGAGCAGAAAGGAGAATAAATGGTAATTACAATTCCGGGCAAACCGGTTGGAAAAGCAAGACCGAGATTCCGCAGAGCCGGATTTAAAGTCATTACATATACGCCACCAGAAAATAAAAAGTACGAAAAGGAAGTTGCAAGGATTTACAAGCAGAGTATAGGCGTGCTTTACACGGACATCCCTCTGAGAGTCCGAATTTTAGCGAAATTTCCGATTCCAGAGAGCTGGTCTAAGAAGAATAAGGAGAAAGCTTTAAAAGGCGAAATAATGCCAAATAAAAAGCCAGACTTAGATAATATCGCGAAAATCATTTTGGATGGACTGAATGGAGTCGCATATACGGATGATAAGCAGGTGACCAGTATGGAAATCGAAAAAGTGTATTCTGATGAGCCTTGCGTGGTGGTCTATATTGCGGAGGATGAGTAATGGCAGAAGTGAAGTGGATAAAGATAGCAACGGATATCTTTGATGATGAAAAGATATTGCTGATAGAGGGTTTGCCAGATGCTTATGCAATTATAACAGTCTGGTTCAAGTTGTTATGTCTTGCCGGGAAGAAAAATAACGGTGGCGTATTCCTGATGAATGACAAGATTCCCTACACAGACAAGATGCTGGCTACAATCTTTAGAATGAATGAATCTACTGTAAAGTTGGCTTTGAATGCGTTTGAGCAATTCAAAATGATTGAGATAGTGGAGGGAATAATCACGATCCCGAACTGGAACAAGCACCAGACATTGGATGCTTATGAACGAAAAAAGGAGCGTGACAGGCTGTACCAAGAGGAAAGAAGAGCCAAACAGAGAGCTTTGATTGAAAAATCGTCTGACAAGTCGTCTGAAAGAACGTCTTACGTCGCTGTTTCAGATATAGATAAAGAAGAAGATAAAGAAAAAGATAATAATATATATGTCCCGTACAAAGAGATCATTTCTTACCTGAATGAAAAGACAGGCAAGAAACTAAGATGGGATGTTAAGAGTAACCAAAAGGAAATAAAAGTCAGATTCAATGAAGGATACACTCTGGATGATTTTAAGACGGTGATTGATAAAAAATACAATGAGTGGGGCAGAAAGCCGACAAAAGAGGAATTACAGCGCGGCATTAAGGATATGAGGATATATCTAAGACCAAAAACCCTGTTCGGCAGTAATTTCGATGTTTATCTTAACCAAGAGCAGACGGAAAAAGTGCCAGCAAAACCGCCAGTAAGCAGAAACTTAAACAACTTCGAACGCAGAGGATACGACATGGACTCTCTGGAAGAGCAGCTGTTGAATTCGAATTAAGGAGGAGCAAAATGAAAGAAGAATTATTAAAAATGGCACAGGAGTGTCTCTCCGAGGAAGAAGTAAAGGAAATACTCAAAAAGAAATTTAAGGAATCGATAGAATCGGCAATAGGATCAGCGTTTAGATGGGGAGATGCGGAAAAGGCACTGAAGAAAAAGATAAACGATGTCATGGTGCCGTACATAGAGAAGTATGATTTTTCGGAATACCTTCCAAAGTTGGATACGGTGCTTACAGAAATCGTAAATTCCGATGCTTGCATTGAGAATAAAAAGATTCTAGAAAATTTTAAGGAATTATCAATCAAGCAGGAAGAAAAAGAAATGGAAGTCACGGATCTGTTTGATGCATGGATTGCAATGTGCGAAAAGAAGATCAGTACAACTGGTCTGGAAGTGGAGTTTGACGATGGACCACACTACGAATCGGTCAGTTGCGAGATGCTAATAGAAGAGTGTGAAAGATCTACTTGGAGCTCCCTGCATAGGGCGGTAATCATTTTCGAAAACGAACACGATGAAGAGTTGAATATGGAAATTCCGATATCGAAATGGGATTTTGAGAAAGAGTATACACTTGACAGTTTGGGATGTGTAGACATTAAGTCGTTGAGATACCTTGGGGAATTTGACATGCTGTTGCTGAGATTACAAAGAGCGGGAACGAAAATCATCATAAACGAAATGGAAGCAGGTGGAGAAATATGTCCAGAGGAAGAGCCGGAAGTAAGTTTCAGTTAGGAGGCAAACATGAACAGAAAAAGATACGGTTTTAGAGTCTACAGGAAACAGCCTACCGGATTGAGACACGGAAATATGGATTTGTTTACGCGCGGCAGTACAAAGCGGAAGAGAAAGAACAGGGTGAGAGGGAAATGAGTAGACCAGCACACTTTCTGGATCCCTACAAGTTCCAGATCGAAGAGATGGTAAAACTCGGATGCTCGGATGAGCATATCTGCAGAGTGCTTGAGGATATTACCGGAAAAGAAGTGAAAAAGAGGGTAATAGCAAACAAGAGGATGTGGTTAAGAAAAATGGAAAATAAAAGAAAACAATACGAACCGTACAAGGGAGAAATTAAGTGCATGATCGAATACGGACTTACGATCCAGAACATCTATGCAGCAATAAGCGAAGAGAGCGGAATCGATGCAAGTATTGAAACGTTTAAAAACTTCCTGAAGGATAACGATATGCTGCCTGAGTCAAAGAAACAAGAAACTTCGGTTAAGGATATCTTTGGAACAATCGCAAATTACATGGAGTTTCACGAAGGCTGGGTACGGACCAGTTGCCGACTCAACAGGGCGATGTCGAATCCAAACCGGATATTAATGCGGAGGTATTTACAGTAGGTTATAAAAAATAAGCGAAAAATAGAAAGGAGCCAGCCTCCGGCCGGGGCAAGGGTATACCGGGCTTCTAGAAAATGGAAAATTTGATTATAGATTGCTTCGCCGGAGGAGGTGGAGCGAGTGTAGGAATAGAAATGGCACTTGGAAGACAAGTAGATATTGCAATTAATCACGATCCGGATGCAATTTTGATGCACAAGACAAACCATCCGAAAACATTGCATCTCACAGAAGATATCTTCAAGGTGGATTTGAAGAAATATGTGAAAGGAAAGCGAGTTGCTTTAATGTGGGCGAGTCCTGATTGTACCAGCCACAGCAAGGCGAAAGGTGGGAAGCCGAGGGAAAAAGGGCTTCGGATTTTGCCTTGGGCGGTATACAAACACGCAAAAGCAATTCTCCCAGATGTGATCATTATGGAAAACGTGGAAGAGATTCAGCAATGGGGACCGCTGGATGAAAACGGGCATCCGATTAAGGAGCGGCGTGGGGAAGATTATAAGAAGTTCATTACGGCAATGAAGAGTCTTGGGTATATATTCGACTGCCGGGAGCTTATTGCGGCAGACTATGGCGCGCCTACCACGAGAAAACGCTGGTATGCAATTTTTAGGAGAGATGGAAAAGACATCGTGTGGCCAGAAAAGACGAATTTTAAATCCAGAGATCCGAAATGGCAGGAATGCGGGGCATATATCAATTGGTCTGATTTAGGGAAAACGATCTTTGATAGACCAAAACCGTTGGCAGATGCAACGATGAAAAGGATTGCAAATGGAATCAGAAAATATGTAATAGACAATCCATCTCCTTATATCGTGAGAAATAAAGATGCTGTTGCATTTATGATTCAGTACCACGGAGAAACAAAAATTGGAGAATCAAGAGGACAGTTGCTGACAGAATCAATTAAAACAATCGACACGTCAAACAGGTACGGGCTGGTGACAGCTTTTATTACAAAATTTTATAAAAGTGGAATCGGACAGGGATGCAACGAACCTTTACACACAATCACAACATCACCTGGACATTTTGGATTGATATCTGCGTTTTTAATTAAGTATTACGGAACTGGCGGAGGGCAAGAACTTTCAAATCCGCTTGCAACGATTACTACAAAAGATCGTTTCGGACTAGTAAATGTGATTCTGGATATCGAAGGCGAAAAGTATGTCCTGAAGGATATTTTTTTGAGAATGTTAAAACCGGAAGAGCTTAAATTAATGCAGGGATTTCCGGAGGATTACATTATTGACAGGGATTACAAATACAGGAGATATCCGATCGCAAAACAAGTGGCTAGAATCGGAAACAGTGTAGTGCCAATCATGGCACAGAAACTGGTAGAAGCAAACTGCCCGTATTTAAAAATTGGGAATAGGGTGCCGAACATAGAAATATACGAGGATGAGCAGCAAATTAGGTTTGCGTAGTAGGAGGAATGACTAATGACGAAAACAGAAGAAACATGGATGGACGGGATCACAACGGAAATGATGGAACATATCTGCGACAACCTGTGCAGGTATCCAGATCAGCTAAGTGAAATGGAACTGGAAGATAAATGCGCAGAATGCAAGATGGGGCGGTTTGTGTGCGATATTTTGAACCAGTACAACAAGATTAATGATTTTGTGGACAGCCAGTGTGCGAAGTTGATGAATCAGATGCATGAGTTGAAAGAGCGTGATACGGCGAAAAAGCCAGAAGAAGTAGACTATGAATTAGGTTATTTCGTTTGCCCAAGTTGCAGAGAGTCAATATGTTTTATTGATGGACATGCAGAAGAGCACGAATGCTGTCTGAAGTGCGGCCAGAGATTAGATTGGAGCGAGGAATATCATGATGGGAAAATGTAAATTAACAAGTATATGCGGACACGATTATTGCTGCATAGAATGTCCGGACAACGATATTTGTAATATACAGTGTGCAGATGAGGACATGTATGAGTATTGTGTGGAGTGTCCGGAATATGAGGAAGATTGCAAGGGAAAGAAAATATTAGATGCAACCTGTGGATCCAAGACGATTTGGTTCGATAAAGAAAATCCGTCTGTGATATATTGTGACAAGAGAAGAGAATCTTTTTCAGGAATCTGGAAAGCATCTGAAAGACTGTGCTCTATAGATCCAGACATACAGTGCGACTTTACGAATCTTCCGTTTGGAGATGATAGCTTTTCACTGGTAGTATTCGATCCGCCGCACCTAAAGAAAGTTGGAGAGACTGCATGGCTATCCAAGAAGTATGGAAAACTTGGAGAAAACTGGAGAAAAATGTTACATGATGGATTTGCTGAATGTATGAGGGTTCTAAAAGAAGACGGGGTACTGATTTTTAAGTGGAGCGAGTATGACATACCGGCAAGCGAAGTATGGGATGCAATTGGACAGAAGCCATTATTTGGACACAGAAGTGGAAAGAAGAGTAAGACATTCTGGGGATGCTATATGAAAGGGGTGGAATAGATGATTTTATTTTGCCCTGATTTAACGGGAAAAGAAGAGGTAAAAGCAATGTTTATTGGGAATGGAGATTTTGTCAGACCAGTGTTACATCCGTGCATTAAAGAGAAATGCATAGCGTACAAGGATGGAAAGTGCATGAAATACGACAATGAAGTGGAGAGGGAAAATGAATATACCGGAGAAAATCGTGGAAGAAATCGAAACCATGAAAAATGACGCCTACGAAACCTTGAAGGAAGAAAAGCGAAAACACGGAGCGAGCAAAACAGCAGAAGAGCTGGAAAGCTATATTTACGGGCTGACTTGTGCAGTAGATATTGTGGAGAAGTATGTGGATAAGGAGGATACGGAATGAACGTACTAGAGAAGATTTTGGAAGAGATAGATAAAAAAGCAGATTATTACGAATGTGATGAACAAGGAAGAGAACATGTAAGAATGGTTGATGTGATAGATGTTGAAGAAATCATCCGTTCGCACATGGATGAAGTTCCAAATTGCGGGGAATGTAGCCGTAGAAAGTGGTATCAAAAAGGATACGAGGACGGAAAGAAAGACAATGACTGGATTCCGGTAAGTGATAAATTGCCGGAAGCTGGTGATGGTAAATATTATCCATTGCTGAATGTGCAAACATCATATGGAGCTGTTAAGTGTGGTTTTTACAGAGTTAGAGACGATCGATGGTATATTTACGAAGAATTTTATAATGAGTTCGTAGAAGCAAATAAGAAAGAAGTTGTAGCATGGCAGCCATTTCCAGAACCATACAAGGAGGAATAACATGGACATTTTAATCACAATCGCATTCCTAGCCCTGTATTACATCCTGGGGCTTGGAACAGTGATTGCCCTAAAGACAGGATTGGAAGAGGATGTAAAACTAGAAGGTGCGGATTACCTGATGGCTGCGGGATTCCCGATACTGTTATTTGTGGTGTTTTTGGATTGGATCGTGCGAAAGATAGTGAGGTAGAAAATATGAGAAAATTTAACTGGGACGAATTTAAGGATGCAGATAATAAGATTGCAGTGCACTGCAAGACCGAGGAAGAGGCGAAAGACTTTTGCAAAAGAATGCATGAGCACGGGATGAAGTGGAGAGATGGAGGGAGTTATTTAGAATGTACAGAATATGGAAAACATCTCAGTGAAACATGCTATACAGGATATGGTGAGTTCACAAGTTACGATTTTTACAAAGAACGCGAATACAAAATTTTAGAATGGAGCGATTACATGGACAAAGAATTTACCAAGGCAGATTTGGAAGATGGGATGGTAGTGAAACATCGAAATGGTGACAAGAGAATGGTGATAAGCGAAGCATTAATCGGAGAAAATGGATATGCGGATCAAAACTGCTTTCGAGAAGATTTGACACACAGATATTTTAAAGATCTCGATATTGTTGGTGTCTACGCAATCCAAGAATATAACAACTTTGCAGATATGCTTTCGGACTATAACTTAGAACTCATTTGGGAACGCACCGAATCGAAGAAAATGACCGTGGAAGAAATGCGGAAGAAGTTGGAAGAGTTGACCGGAGAGGAAATTGAGGTGGTACAGGAATGACAAGAGATGCTATGAAACGCAGAAGGGAGACAGCAGACCCCGTGAGAAAGATAGAAGCATACAAGATGGCAACGAGAAAGCCCTGTGAGACAGCTTTAAAGCAAAAGGGGCATAAAGCCTTTGCCTGCGACTTTAAAAGCCGTGAGAGGACGAATAAGGATACTGTGGACTACATAGCAGAGAAATACAACATAAAAGAGCGGATTCCGGGAGGTGATTGAGTTGGACAAGAAAACACTGAAAAAGTATAAGCCAAACAAAGATAGACTTATCCGGATTGAGAACCAGATACAAGAACTCTGCGAACGGGAACCAACTGTTGTCATGGGGAAGGTAACGGGATCCAGCGCAGATTTTCCGTACACCGAAGTGAGAACATCTGTACAAATGTATGACCCTTACGAAGAAGAGAATGTAAGACAGCAGATTAGGCGAAAAGAAGCGGACAGGCTGCGGATCCTGAAAGAGCAAAAAGAAGTAGAGGACTACATAAATGGGATTGATGATCCGGAGATTAAGGAGATATTTGAGTTGGCATTTGTGGAAGGTAAGAAGCAGCAAGAGGTTGCAGACATCATTGGATATAGCAGAGGAAGAATTTCACAAATAATTAGCGAATATCTGAAAGATTAACACAATTAACATTTTGCTTATGATATAATTATTCTAGAACGATTATATATTGTTCTAAAACAATCTTTCCAAACATTCGGAACACCGCCGGACTTTCCCCTTTTCTTGTCTGGCGGTGTTTTTATGCGGAGTATAGCATCAGTGGTAGACGCGCAGGGTCGCGCCCTGTGTCCTTGGTTCGATTCCAAGTGCTCCGCTTTGTGATGTGAGTATACAGGCTGCACAGCTGAGGTCTGTTCTGGGGAGTGCACACCGGCTTTACATCACAAATGGTACCAAAACGCAGATATCCGCAGATCTGCAAAACAAACAAAAATAGATTCAGCAATCTATATTTAGTGTAATCAGCGTACCCGAGTGCGGATAGGGTAAAGGATGTCAATAAAAGGCATCCTACGGGTGTATAGCTCAGTTGGTAGAGCAATCGGCTGTTAACCGATGTGTCGCAGGTTCGAGTCCTGCTATACCCGTTGTGGACTACTGCAAGGTTCCTCCTTTTTCTTATAAATTTTGATTGTGTATTTGGTTATTTTGGTTTTTGTTGGCATTTGCAATCCTTTCGAGCAGTAGTCCTAAATTCTTGGCATCCAGAGATGGGTGCTTTTATTATGTTTTAAAGGTGGTGAGTCGGATGGCGAAAGGTAAATATCAGGAATGGCTAGAGCCGGAAGGCTTGCTAAAGATAGAGGGATGGGCGAGAGATGGTCTGACGGACGAGCAGATTGCAGATAATATCGGGATCTCCAGAAGCACATTAAATACCTGGAAAGACAAGTATTCGGACATTTCGGACACCCTAAAAAGAGGAAAAGAGGTCGTTGATCGTCAAGTCGAGAATGCTTTGCTAAAACGTGCGCTTGGATACGAGTACACGGAAACGACCAGAGAATACATACCGGAACTCGATGAGATGAAAACTACGAAAAAGGTCACAAAGCAAGTAGCACCAGATACTACAGCCCAGATCTTCTGGTTGAAGAACCGGAAACCGGACAAATGGAGAGATAAGCAGGAATATGAAGATAGGACAGCGATTGAGAAGCTGGATGAAATCTTGAAAGGATTGCATGACAATGCAGCTAAGCAAAAAGCAGAATGAGTACATAATGAATGCAACGCACAGATGGAATATTAAATCTGGCGCGGTGCGTTCTGGAAAGTCATTTGTAGATACTGCTTATATTGTTCCAAAAAGAATCCGAGATAGAGCTGGACTCCCCGGCTTAAATGTAATAATGGGAGTCTCTAAAGAATCCATTGAGCGAAACGTGCTCCAACCGATGAGAGAGATCTATACCAGTGATCTGATTGGGAACATTAACAACCGGAATGTGGCAAGGGTGTGCGGAGAGGATGTTTATTGTCTCGGTGCAGAAAAGGTCAGTCAAGTCGCAAAGATACAGGGGGCATCCATTAAGTACTGCTATGGCGATGAGATCGCAAAATGGAACAAAGAAGTCTTCCAGATGTTAAAGTCCCGTCTTGATAAACCGTATTCCTGCTTCGATGGGGCTTGTAACCCGGAACACCCTACGCATTGGCTCAAAGAGTTCATCGACAATGTAGAGCTGGATATCTATCTCCAAAAGTACACCATATTCGATAATCCATTTCTGGATCCAGAATTTGTTAAGCAACTCTGCAAGGAATATGAGGGTACAATCTATTATGACCGCCTCATCCTGGGGTTATGGAAAAGGGCTGACGGATCAATCTACAAGAAGTTCGCAGACAATCCGGAAGCGTTCCAGTGCGAAATCGTGGATGAGTTCTCGCAGGAATCAGAGCATAAGCAATTCCGAAAAGAGGATATCACATCAATCGAGATTGGCTTGGACTTTGGTGGTAATCAATCTGGTCACTCATTCGTTGCCAGAGGATATACGGACAACTACAGAGACGTGATTGCTTTAAAATCCAGAAGAGTCATGGCTAAGGATGAAAACGAGGACATCGACAGTAATCGACTGAACAAGCTGTTCTGCGAGTTTGTACAAGAAGTGATAGATGATTACTCTGTGTGCGTGAAGAGTGGAGACTATGTACAGTATTGTAACGTAGAGTCCGTATTCTGGGACAATGCAGAAACCGTCCTTGGTAATTCTATCCGCAATGCCGTGGAAAAGGAATTTCCGTGGATAGCTGTCAAACCAGCAAAGAAAAGACCTATAAACGACAGAATCAGATGCACCGTCAAGCTCATGGGGGCTGGGCGGTTTTTTATTACAAAAGACTGCGAATCTCTGCAAACTGCTTTTTCGGATGCAGTTTGGAACAAAGAAGCTGTCGGGAAAGATGAGCGTTTGGATGACGGCAGCACTGACATTGACAGCTTGGATGCGTTCGAATACACAATCGAACGTGACATGAAATACCTAATCGAAGAGGTGGAAGATGTTTGATGGAATTAAGAAACTATGGAAAGGAATCATGAGGATGTTTGGGTACACGACATTAAAACAGATCATCGGCAAAGATATCGCACTATCCAACGACATGATAGATGCAATCAACAGATGGAGACAGATGTTAAATGGTGATGCAGATTGGATTTCTGACAGCATTGTTTCCCTCGGGATTGAAGATGGAATCTGCCGAGAGTTTGCGGACTGTGCACTGGTTGAAATGGAAACCAGTGTAACAAATGAACGTCTGAACAAGATTTATCAGAAGAATATCGTGAGTCTGAATGAAAACCTGCAGGAAGGGCTTGCGCTTGGGTCATTCGTTCTTAAGCCACTGGGAGAATCGGCTGCTGAATTTATTTCAGCCGACAAGATCATACCGATCAGCTTTGGGGATGATGGAAAGCCAAATGATATTGCATTTCTGACCGTAAAAAAGGTTGGGGGCGCTGATTATTTCACAAGGCTTGAACGGCACTATTTCATTGACGGGAATCTGACTATAGAAAACAAGTGTTTCCACTCTCAGACAGCGAATGATATCGGTCTTCCGTGCAGCCTAGAAGCGGTGGAAGAATGGGAGAATATCCTACCTGGACCGATTACCTATCCCGGCATGAACCGTATGGACTTTGGATATTATCGCAATCCAATTAAAAATAAAATAGATGGTTCTGCCTGCGGAGTGTCGGTGTACGAGTCGGCAGTTGCACTGATCCGGAAAACTGATACACAGGGGGCAAGGCTTGACTGGGAATACGAATCGGGTGAGCGTGCTATCCATGTGGATAATAGAGCACTTAAACAAGATAAGGCAACCGGGAAGTTTGGACTCCCAAAACTCAAAAACAAATTGTATCGAGGGATGAATCTGGACGTTGGAAAAGACCAAGAACTCTTAAAAGAATACTCCCCAGAAATGAGGGACGAAGCCTTTAAGCGTGGGTTGGAGGAATACAAACGTGAGATTGAATTTTCCGTAGGTCTTGCTTATGGAGACCTGTCAGATGCGCAGGAAGTAGCAAAGACAGCTACGGAGATCAAGGCATCGAAGAACCGCAAGTACAACCGGGTAACGGCAATCCAGAATAACTTATACGATTGCTTAGAGGACTTTGCCGCAGGGCTTGCATTCTACAACAGTATGCTTAATTCGGGATATGAGTTCTCTTGCAAATTCAACGATTCCATACTGACCGATGAGGAAACAGAGCGTCAGCAGGACAGACAGGACGTGAGTATGGGAGTGATGTCGCATTTGGAATACCGCATGAAGTGGTACAACGAGGACGAAGCCACAGCGAAAAAGATGTTGCCAGAGCAGATCGAAGTAATGGAGTAGGTGAACCAATTGAGGGAAGACTACAAAAAGCAGCTATCCGGACAGATCGAGAAGCATTTTCTTGATTTGGAACAGATGATTCTCGAGGACATTGTTCGCCGGATTAAAAAAGCGGGAAAAATCACAAGCACAGCCGACTGGCAGATTAACCGACTACAGATTATTGGGTACTCTTCTGAGGACATCGAAAAGATGATAAAAACCACGCTGAATCTGTCCTATCCGGAAGTGTTTGAGCTGTACGACAAGGTAATCGACTGGGAATATGTCCGTAATAAAGACATCTACGAGCAGGTCAATGCAGAATATATCCCCTACGAGGATAATAAGGAGTTGCAACAGCTTACAGATGGATTCATCCGGCAGAGCAATGATGATCTGCGGAACGTCACAAAGTCCATGGGATTTTATGTGGATTATGGCGGCGGTAGGCTCGTTATGACTCCATTGTCCGACATCTACCAAGGATATCTCGACCAAGCTATTACAGGTGTTGTATACGGCACGTTTGACTACAATACCATGATTCGCAAGGTGGTTACTCAACTCACAAACAGCGGACTCAGAAGCATTGACTACGCTTCTGGGTGGCATAGCAGGGTAGATGTGGCGGCAAGGAGAGCGGTTATGACGGGTGTGTCACAGCTTACCGGGAAAATATCAGAAATGAACGCCGATAAGCTTGGGACGGAGCATTACGAAGTCGCGTGGCACGCCGGAGCGAGACCATCACACGCTGTCTGGCAAGGGAAGGTCTGGTCAAAGGAACAACTTGTTACGGTATGTGGTCTTGGAACAGTCACTGGACTGCTTGGAGCGAACTGCTATCACGAATATTACCCGTTTGTGAAAGGCGTCTCGGAGCGGAATTGGTCTGATTCTTGGCTTGCAGAGCAGAACCGAAAGGAAAGTATACCTAAGACGTTTAACGGCAAGGAATACACCTTATACGAAGCCAGACAGCAACAGAGGAAAATGGAAACCGCTATGAGGGCACAGAGAGAAAAGGCTGTGCTACTAAAACAGGGCGGAGCTGATCCAGACGATGTGATGCTTGCGAAAGCAAAGTATCAAGGACAACTGGGAGAATACACCAGATTTTGCAAGAAAATGGGTCTACAACAAGAAAGAGAGCGCATCTATTACGATATGCGCGGCAGAGTGGCACCCGTACCAAAACGATTTAGGAGGTTTAGGAAATGAGTAAAGTAAAAGTAATCAGACAGCCGACAGCGGAAGAAACATTGATTTTTGAATTTGAGACAGCATCATCCGAATTTCTGGTTAAGAATTTTACGGATGGTGATATTTACGCATCTCTGGAAAGGGACGCAACAAAAGAACAAAGCGTACTGATTCCGGCACAGACCGCACAGGTATTGCAGTACGGTTCCTACGGTGGTGGAAAGAGCAACATCGTCCAGATCATCCCCACAGCAACCTCAGAAAAAGGAGTGGAAGTACAATGCTTAAAATGGTAGACGGAACAGGAATCATAGGAGTGGATATGATCTGTCCTCTGGGTGTCTCTACGCCGCAGCCACCGAATTATGACAGGGTAGAGCTAGAGGGGGCAGGGATGTTGGTACTTCCGAACAGCTTGGATGCACCGCTTGAGAGGTTGGAGCTTGGTGGGAAGACGGAGCAGTTCTCTACAAAAGGTTTGAATCTCTTTAATTATAAGGATTTTGTGGATATAAGCACTTATGCGGATGAGGGTGCTGGTTACAGGAGAAAGTATCTGCAATTAAAGCCAAATACATCATACCGTATGACGATATTTAAAAATAGAATGTCGCCAAGTATGGATGCCACAGTAATGTTTATTGGCAATAAAGAAAAATATGACAATACTGCAGCTAATGGAAAGATTGTGCTTTTCACAAGCACTGATAAAAAAAGTGCAACCATTGTCACAGGAGAAAGCGGTCAAATTGTATTCAAATTAAATGAAAATAGTACACCAGAATTACAAGAAGAATATCTATCGAAAGCAGATATCATTTTATCCGAAGGAAGTACAGAAATCCCATACGAACCCTACACAGGCGGTAAACCATCCCCATCACCCGAATATCAGCAGGAGATTAAGAGTGTCGGAAAATGGAATGAAGAGAAGCAGAAGTATGAAGTTAGTGTGAAAGTTACTGGGAAGAATCTACTCAATCTGCAAAAAGAATCAGATGTAAACGGGCTTTATCGAGGTTGGAAATGCGGGGATGGCGAAAAAATAACATTAAGTATTAAAGACAAAAACAATAATGCAGATATTTCAGGATGCTTCTTGGGACTTTCCAAAAATGGTGATTCGGCATCTGGAGGTGTTTTATGGTTAGTTGATTCTGGTATAATTAAAGTAAAAGAGGCAACATCCACACATCCGTATGTAACCATATATTCTACAACTGAAACAACTATAAAAAAACTTACAGAACGATTTGAGATACAATGCGAACGAGGAACTGTCGCTACAGATTATGCACCATACGCCGAACAAACCCTCACCCTCACATCCGACCGCCCAATAACAAAGTGGGACAGACTGGTAGAACAGGGTGGAGAGATCGGGTGGCTGTATAATTCCGTGAATGAAACGATTGATGGAAAAACTGGAAAGTGGTCAATTCAACCTGCGTCTAAAATATTTTATAGGACAGACATTACTTTCCCAATAGCCGTACCGTTCTGCTCTGAATTGTTAGGATATGACTATTCCAGTGTAGGATACAAAAAAGATACAGGTATTACTATAAATAATTTAGGGATCCTATGTATAACTCTCCCAGAAGAGGTGGAACTTACACCGGATGCATATAAACAGTATTTGGCAGATAATCCATTGCACGTTCTGTATAAGGGCGATTCCGAAGAATTCGTCCCACTCCCAGAAGAAGAGCAGAACGCAATCCGAGCATTAAAAACCTACTACCCAACCACAGTCATCACAGTTGACGGAGGGGAGCTTGACCCTGATATTAAAGTAACATACCGAAAGGAGAAGTAATATGAACTATGCAAAAATAATGGAAAACGGAACTGTGAGAATCAGCTCCATCAAGAAAGAGGGCTATAAGCCGCTCAAAGAGGAAAAACCAGAGGGATTTAGTAATCTGGTCTTTGTCGGATATACGGAGACAGATGAGAATGTAATAAAAGAGTATGAAGCAGTGGATGACGGTATGAGCGCCTACGGTAAATTGCAGAAAGACTTGAAAGCAACACAGGCGGCTCAGGAAGTCACAGATCAGGCGGTGCAGGAGTTAATTCTTGCAACAATGGAAGCGGAGGTGTAAATTATGGCGCAGTTTTTGGCAAACAGAATTAAAGGTGGACACTTGACAATTGATAATGTACCGGAGAGCTTGAAAGAGCAGGTGCAGGCGTTACTTTAAGAGATTAGCACATAGAGATATGTGTTATTTTTATGCCTTTTTGGTCAGTAGATGAGACCTTAAACAGTCAATTCGTGGTGGATGGTTACACACCTTAAACAACCTAATGCGAAAGGAGAATGGAAACATGAAAACAGAATTTTTAAAAGGACTTGGATTGGAGCAGGATGTCATTGATAAAATCATGGCAGAGAACGGGAAAGACATTGCCGCTGAAAAGGCAAAGACTACCAAAGCAGAGGGAGAGCGTGACAATTACAAAGGCCAGCTTGAGACTGCAACGGAATCTTTGGAAAAGTTTAAAGATGTTGACCCAACAGCTATGCAGGGAGAAATTGATAAGCTGAATCAACAGCTGAAAGACAAGGATGCTGAGTATGCCGCCAAAGAAGCAGATCGCATCTTTTCCGACACGATCAAAGAAGCAATCAAGACAGCCGGGGGACGCAATGAAAAAGCGGTCATGGCTATGCTTGATATTGACGCTTTGAAAGGATCGAAAAACCAGTCTGAGGACATCAAGAAAGCATTGGAAACCGTAAAGGAATCTGATGCTTATTTATTTGGTTCTAATGAACCATTCATGAACGCAGTCGGAGCAACAGGAGGCGGTGCTGATGTTGGCGGAGATAATATGTCAGCAATCAGAGCGGCCATGGGGCTTCCGGCAGAAAAATAATTTTGAAAGAATGAGGTAATAAGATATGGCGAACACAATTGCATTAAGAAAAGCATACTCTACGATGTTGGACGAAGTTTACAAGCTGGCATCTTTGACAGCGGTTTTGGATGGTCCGAATGAGCTTGTGAGAGAGGGTGCAAACGCAAATGAAATTTTGATTCCGAAAATGACGATGTCCGGTCTTGCAAATTACAATAAGCAGACAGGATATGTTGCAGGTGACGTGACACTTGAGTACGAGACTAAGAAATGTACTTATGATCGAGGCCGTATGTTCACTGTGGACGCTATGGACAATATCGAGTCTGCAGGTGTTGCCTTCGGACGTCTTTCTGGAGAATTTTTGAGAACACAGGTTGTTCCGGAGCTTGACGCTTGGAGGCTTGCATCTTATGCAGGATACGCACTATCTGCTAATAAAGTGGCAGCAGCGATTGCAGATGCGAAAGCCGGAATTGCAGCAATTAGAAAAGGCAAGACTGCTATTAAAAATGCGGAGGCAAAGCCGGAAACCTGTTATCTGTATATCTCTGCCGCACTCAAAGGGGATATTGAGGACCTTGATACAACGGCATCCAAGAAAGTTCTGGAAGGCTGGGCTGGAGTGATTGAAGTTCCTGAGGGAAGATTTTTCGACAAAGTCACGTTGACAGCATCTGGAGACGGCGGCTTTACAACAACAGGCGGTAAGAAGATTGATTTCTTGATTGTTGACAAGAATGCAGTAATCCAGAATCAGAAGCACACTGTATCTAAGATCATTACTCCGGAAGTGAATCAGGATGCAGATGCTTGGAAGTTCGGATATCGTACCGTAGGTATCGCAGAGGCGAAAGATAACAAGAAAGTGGCTATCTATGTACATACTGCAGTGGAGTAGAAATAGGAGTTGATGCAAATGAACTTGTATGCGGATTATACATTTTACGTCTCTGAATATAGGGGAAATTTAACAGATGAAGAATTTGATAAATCTGTTATTCCAGCATCAGCTTATGTCCGAAGGATTACCTTCGGGCGCGCTGATGACAATATGGAAATGGAAGAAGTAAAGCTTGCCACCTGCGCTGTCTGCGATTTGATTGCCAATGATGAAAAGGTCAGAAGCAAGCATTCTGGACGTGTGGTCACATCTGAAAACACGGATGGATACTCCGTCAGCTACGAAAGCGGAGGAAATGGAGAAACAACAGACGATCTGCTTAAAAGGAATATATTTGATACATTGTTGCTTTATCTTGAGCCGACCAGACTCTTGTATATGGGGGTAGAATCATGATAACCAACACAGATGCAACACTGTACAGCAGAAAGTACAACTCTGAAACCAGACTGGATGAGTGGGAGCGAGCTTACATACCTGAGGTATGGTGGTATAAAAATGAAAAGTCGCAGATCACGACAGATGGATTAAAGCAAGCGGACACTTACACTGTCAGAATCCCGGATACGAGCGTGAAAATTAAGAAAGATGATTACCTTGTAAAAGGTGATTGCAAGGTTGACATGCAGACGATTAAGGACTTGGATGGACTGGATAAGACCAGAGTCACATCTGTAAACTACAATACTTTTGGCGGCAATCCACATATTAAGGTGGTGGGAATATAATGGCAAAAGGAAAGAAGAAATTCAAAATCCAGACTCCGAGAGGGTCTATATACACCCAAGCATCCGGCGGTGGAAAAGTATCAGCAAAAATCGAATGGAATCCAAACTTTAAGCCAAGTATGGGATCCGGATTCGCAAATGCACAGTCTTTTGTGGATTCTGAATGCGTAAGAAGAATGGCGCCGGAGACACCAAAGAGATCCGATGTTTTGATTAAATCCGCAACGCTCGGGACGGTAATCGGAAGTGGAGAAATCAACCAGATTGCCCCTTACGCACGTAGACAGTACTACGAACACAAGGAAAAATCACAGTGGTTTGAGCGAATGAAGAACCGGCACAAGGACTCTATCTTGAAAGGAGCGGCAAAGTATGTCAAATCTCATTGACAGCGTAAGATCATATATTCTCACATGCCCATTTCTGAGTGATGGTCGTGTGAACGTGGACTACATTGGAACGGATATGGGATATTCTGTTGACCCTCTCCCTTGCGACCCGATCATACAGAGATACGCGGACGGTGGGGCAAAGAAGCAGTTCCAATTCGCATTTACAAGCCAAGAGGAGTATGACCAAGACGCACGAATTAACATTGAAAATAGCGGATTTTTCCAGAGCTTCGAAGAGTGGTTGGAACAGCAGAGTTTTAACGACAACCTCCCGAAACTCGGAGAAAAGAAAAGTCCAATATCAATTGAAACTTTAAGTAGCGGTTATCTGTACGATATCAACGAGGAAAAAGCTAAGTATCGTATTGAGTGCCGCTTAATCTATACACAGGAGGTATAAGTATGTCAGGAACAGCACCAAAATTAGTAGGCAGACACCTGCGAGTGGCGTTTTTAAACACGGATGCAACAGGCAGTTCGCCAAAATTCGAGAGAATGACCAATTTCACAAATATGACAAACGGGAAAAATCCAAAAGAGTACTCACGCCAGTATGTGGACGAAAGCACCGAGAGATCAGATGTAGTTGGATATGCTCCAGCCACAGAATACTCATTCGACCTGTATACAGGCAATCCGGTACATGAGCGCATTGCGGCAATCCATGATGGAGAGAAAGTAGCCGATGATGCGCACGTGGAAGTTGTCACAGTGGATTTTTACAAGAAAAATACGAAAGGTGATAAGTGCTTTGCGACAAAGAGAACTTACGCAGTTATCCCAGATTCTGACGGAGATGGAACGGACGCATTGGTTTACAGCGGATCGCTGAAAGCTGTATCCGACATCGAGGAAGGATATGTTACAGAGACTGATATTACATCCAAGACGGTCACTTACACTAAGGGTGATTACATGGGGGAGTAGCTTCCACCGATTTTAAGGTGGCAAAAAACACAGGAAAGAATAGGAGAGTGAGCCAATGAGCCAGTGGAAATTTAATAATTTTGAAGCAGATATAGATTTTACAGACGCCGATTTCATGGAGAAATTCGAGAACAGCTACGAAAAAATGGTTGCAGAATCCGAGAAAGTTCCGAAAGTTGGTAAAGTATCCGAGATAACGAGAGAGCAATGCAAGGTTTTCGATGATTTTTATGATCGATTATTTGGAAACGGGACGAGTGGAAAAATGTTTCTTGGCAAGAACAGCATGGACATGAGAGTTAAAGCAGCCAATTCTTTGTTTGATCTCCGAAACAGTGAGCAGTCCAGATATAACAGCATGGTTAACAAGTATGCGCCAAACAGGAAGACAAGGAGAGGGGCGAAGAAAAATCGATGAATCTCTTCTACGAAGCACTCCCTACATCGGTAATGGTAAGCGGAAAATCTGTGAGAATCAGAACCGATTTTAGAGAGTATATTTCTCTTTTGGACATGTTGAAAGATAAAGATATCAAGCCTGTGGATAAGTTGTTGATTTTGAGTGAGTATTTTCTCGATGATGTCAAAATATCACAGCCCGCAATTGACGCATTATGCGACTTTATGAGTGCTGATTTTTCAGACGGAGAAGCCAGTCAAACCGGAACAGGAGGGCGGAAGAATCTTTTTTCCTTTTCCATTGATTATCCCTATATATTATCAGCGTTTTTGCGTGATTACGGGATTGACTTGGTCAATATTAAATATCTCCACTGGTGGAAATTCCGGATGCTTTTTGATGGGCTTTCTGAGGATAATGAGATTAAAAAAAGAATCATGTACAGAGGAATAAATCTCAATGAAATAAAAGATCCGGAAGAGCGAAAACGAATTCGGAAAATACAGAAAGTTATTGAATTGAAGCAGGAAGAATTGACCGATTTTGATATCGGAGATGCCTTTGTGTAGGTGGAAACATGAGAAAAGAACCGATTTTAGTCCGAGAATGGATAAGATGCCCTGTATGTGGCTGCAAACTTGCAATCGCAGATAACACGGCCAGAAGTCACGGTATCTATGTAAAATGTCGGACTTGCAAGAAAGAAATAGAAATTAGGAAATAAAGCACTTAAGTGAGCCTATGAGCCTGTGCTATCCATAAAGGAGGGATAGTATGGGTTATGATGGCTCATTAAAATTTGACACGGAAATAAATGAATCTGGATTTAATTCAGGAATTTCCAAACTTGGTGGAATAGCCAAGAAAGGTGCAGGAGTGGCAGTTGCTGCGGTTGGTGCTGTGACGGCTGCGCTTGGAGCTGGTGTTGTAGCTGGAGTAAAATACAATGCATCCATAGAGTCTTATCAGACTTCATTTGAGGTTATGACCGGATCCGCAGAAAAAGCAGCGGAAGTAATCGACAAATTGAAGAAAGTAGGAGCGGAAACGCCGTTTGAACTTCCGGATTTAGCAGATACTACACAGCTGTTGATGAATTATGGTTTTAGTGCAGACGAAGCTATGGACAAAATGATGATGCTTGGTGATATCTCGCAAGGCTCAGCTGATAAGATGTCCAGAATTGCCACTGCTTACGGACAGATGTCCTCTGCTGGTAAAGTATCACTGGAAGATGTAAAGCAGATGATCGAAGCTGGATTTAACCCATTGCAGGAGATTTCCGAGAGTACAGGGGAGTCAATGGCATCCTTGTATGACAGGATCAGCAAAGGGACAATCTCTGTGGATGAGATTACCGCCTCCATGCAGAGAGCAACATCTGAGGGTGGAAAGTATTTCCAGAGCATGGAAAAGCAGAGTCAGACGTTTAGCGGTCTGATCTCCACATTAAAGGACAACGCACAACAGCTCTTAGGCGAAGTTGTTAAACCTATATCTGATGGACTCACGGAATCGTTATTACCTGCGGCGATCAGCGCGATTGAGCAGCTTACGCAAGGATTTGAGGAAAATGGCGTTTCCGGTATGATTCAGGCTGCCGGAAACATTGTAAATGGATTGTTTGCCGGAATAATGGAAAATGCTCCGTTGCTTATTTCTACTGGAATGGAACTGCTGAACCAGTTTCTGCTTGGAATTGCAACTGGGATTCCGACACTGCTCACCAAAGGCTTTGAGATTGTAACACAACTTACTCTTGGCATCCTGCAAAACCTCCCACAGTTGATTACGCAGGGAGCGGCGGTAATTACAAATTTTGTAAATGGACTCTTGTCATCACTTCCGTCAGTATTGCAATCCGGTGTCCAGATGATTTTACGTCTTGTGGATGGAATTATAAACAATCTACCGGCTATCATATCAGCTGCAGCTCAGGCGATAGCACGTTTTATAGCAAGCATTGCAAGTAATCTTCCACAGATTTTATCCACAGGAATTAAAATTATCGGAGAGTTAGCCTCTGGTTTGATTCGAGCAATACCGAACCTGGTTGGGAAAATACCACAGATCATCTCTGCGATAAAAGACGCTTTTTTGAGTGTAGATTGGCTCAGCGTTGGAGTTAACATCATAAAGGGCATTGCATCCGGTGTCGCTTCTGCGGCTGGACAGCTGGTAGATGCCGCTGTGGGCGCTGCTACAGATGCCCTGAATTGGGTTAAAAGCAAACTTGGAATTCATTCCCCATCTCGTGTATTTAGGGATCAGGTCGGGAAAAACATAGCTCTCGGTATCGGGGTTGGATTTAAGGATAATATCCCGTACAAAGACATGGAAAAACAGGCAAACAAGATGGTGTCCCGGATACAGGGAGCTGCTCTTGGTGTTACAACGTCTGCAAGACCGACAGCAAGTGGATATGTTGCTTCCAGATCGGCAGTCAGAACGACAGATAATGGTGAGCTACTCTACGCGGTAGATCGATTATCCAGACTCGCAAACCGGCCGCTTGAAATTATCAATAAAATCGATTCCGTAGAGACATCCAGAGTACTCGCAACACCAATGGAAAAACAAATAGAAAAGAATTCTAGTTTTCGGAAGATGTTAGGAGGGGATAGAAATTGAGCCTATCAGTAAAATTTGACGATCAGGAACTCGGGCGATACTTAAGTGTATTGTCCGGGTTCTCTCCGTTTAGCGGAGTAAATAGAGAGTCGGAACTCCTTGACGGAGCAGAAAGTGCAAAAGGAGAGGATTTTGGCTACATAACATATAAATCAAAGACACTTGAAATGCCCTTTGAAATTAAAGGCGATATCTTGGCAAGCTATGACGCGATTCAGAAAATCCTGAACGTCACAGAGCCGAAAAGGCTTGTGTTTGGGAATTATCCGGATCGCTATTTTTATGCTGTCCCTGACGGTAATTTTGATATAACACAGGTTGCAATGTTTGGGAAAGGCACTATTACATGGCTCATCCCGGATGGGGTAGCTTACTCAACCGCAGAATTCACCTTTGACGGAGTACAGGAAAATGGATACCAGACCATAACCATTAAAAACAACGGCACCGAATGGGCGGATGTGGACTATGAGATCACGCACCAGCACGAAAACGGGTTTATTGGATTGGTAAGCCAGTATGGAGTGATCCAGCTCGGCAAGCAAGAAGAGGCGGACGGAGAGAATTACGAAGCATCTGAAGAACTGTTTAACGGTTACAGTCTGTTTCAAGACGATCACGGTACCTCTTATCAGAATCCGGAAAACACCACACAGGGAACGCTCGAAGTCAAGAATGTTGCCGGATATAACGTCATGGCATTAAAAGGTGGACAGGCAACATCCGGATTCTGGAACGGTGGAATGAAAACACTTACTATCCCGGTGGACAGCGAGGGCAGACGTGGGGCAAAGAACTTTTACTGCTACACCCAGCACTGGTTTGAAACCGGATTAATGGGGCAGACAGGAGCGCAGACCATTGCATTCTTGACTGGAGATAACAAGGTGATATGCGCCATGTCTATTAACAAGAGTGATACGGTTGGTAATACGGCACATGTGGACTGGTTCGCACCACAAAACAAGAAGATCAAGACACTGGATTTCCAGCCGACAGCTTATGAGGGAAACCCGTTTAATTTAAAGATGGGTGGCGGGCATAATGATTTTTTAAAAGAGGGTGACAGGCTACGGATCTTTTGGTACGGTCAGTATTATTACTTTACTATCCCGGAGATTAAAGACATGGCATGTGAGAAGATACAGGTCTGGATCGGGCAGTGGGGAGACCGGAATCTCGGGAATCAGCTGGTCACACACAATTATTTAAAAAGTATCTGGTTCCGCAAAGATAACGTGGAAAAATACAGAGATGTGCCGAACCGGTATCGTGCCGGAGATGTGGTGTCTATAGACGGAGAGAGTACAAAGGTCTATGTAAACGGGATGCCGGCAAAAGGAGATGAGATTAATGGATCCAATTATCCAAAAGTTCCACCGGGAACAACGGAAGTCCAGTTCTGCTACTCTTCCTTTTCTTCTCCACCGCCGCATATTAAAGCGAAAATACGGGAGGTATATTTGTAATGGATAACATCAGAATTGCGATTTTAAGCGCAAATAACACGCCAGTAGCGTTTATGGATAACGGGCATAAAAAGTCCATGCACTACTGGAATGATGAGCTACGCGAATACTTACAGGGAGCAGCGAATACTTACACTTTTACGGTAAATGCAAAGCATCCAGACGCACAGCATATCAAAGCTGGGAATAAGGTGGCATTTACTTACAAGGGGAAATCTTACTACTTAAATATTGTAAATACCGATCAGACGGAGAAGACAATTACTGCTACGGCATGGTCTCTGTCGTTTGAGCTTATTAACGAGGATGCTGGCGAATACAAAGCTGGAAAAGCCATGAGCTTTGAAGAGTACCTTGCCGTTTTTGACGCGGAGAGGACACTAAAATTGGGGCTAAATGAGGTATCGGACAAACGGATCACCAACGAATGGACAGGTACAACGTCCGTATTAAAGAGATTATTCTCCCTGGCTAATGTCTTTTCTGCGGAGATCGAATTTGAGACAGTACTGAACAGAGACTACTCTTTAAAAGAGATTGTCCTAAATGTATATCGGAAACACTCCGATACGGACAGCGGAGTCGGAGAATACCGGAATGACATTGTACTGCGGTACGGGAAAGGAATTACCGGAATTCGAAAAACCACAGATGCCGAGAAGCTTTACACCTGCATCCAGCCGACCGGAAAGGACGGTCTGACAATCAATGGTCTTGACAAGAAAGAATACGATGAAAACGGCAATATCGAGTACTTTACAGACGGTGCGATCATCCGCGCACCACAGGCAAGGGACCGGTTCCCATCCAACATCGTAAATAAGGCTGATGCTTATATCCTGATGCGTAAAGAGTACGATACAGACAGCAAGGACAAGCTCTATAGCATGGCTCTGTCTGATCTTAAAACAGCATCTGAACCGGTGGTGACTTACGAGGTGGACGGATATTTTGACACCAACATCGGGGATACGGTAAGGATGCAGGATCAGGAGTGGACACCAGTCCTTTATCTACAGGCAAGAGTATCAGAACAGATCAGGAGTCTTACCAATCCAAAAACTGCAAAGACGGTATTTACAAACTACAAAGAGCTGACATCGGAAATTTCGGACAGCTTATTACAGAGGATGCAAGACCTTATTAATAAAAATAAGGTTTATACTTGCTCTATCTCAACAAACAACGGCGTTATCTTTAAAAATGGCACCGGTAGCACTACTCTGACCGCTTACGCTTACGATAACGGCGTGGATGTGGCAGACAAGCTGCAATTCCGATGGAGCAAGGATGGGCATGAGTTTTATGTTGGTAAGAGCGTTACGGTAAATGCTACGGACGTGGATACAAAGGCGGTGTACTCGTTTGAGGCTATGGAAAATGGGATAAAACGTGGGTATTACGAGGTCACGATCACGGATGTAATGGACGGAGAGGATGGTCAGGACGGAACAACTTATTACACATGGTTTAAATTTGCTGATGACGAATATGGAAATGGAATGTCCAGTAGTCCGGACGGAAAAGAATACTTGGGAATCGCCTACAATAAGGAGACTCCGGTAATGTCCAATAATCCGGAAGATTACCAGTGGGCAAGAATCACCGGAGAGGGAGTACCAGGGAAGCCCGGAGATGACGGGAAAACTTACTATACGTGGGTGAGATATGCGGATGATGCCAGCGGAAACGGGATGTCTGACAGCCCGAATGGAAAATATTACATCGGATTCGCCTACAACAAGGAAGTACCGACAGAAAGTAGTAATCCCGCAGATTATCAGTGGTCGAAGTACAAAGGGGATGATGGCCAAGACGGTGTTGGAATTAAATCTATTACAAAGTACTACCTTGCATCCGAAAAGAGTACCGGAATCACAACATCCTCTTCTGGGTGGAGCACTACAAAGCAGGACATGACGGACGTAAAAAAATATTTGTGGAGCTACGAAGTCTATGCCTACACAGACGGATCATCCACCAAGACAACTCCCGTGATTATCGGAGTGCACGGACAAAATGGAGCAGACGGGGATTCCGGCATTATCGTGTCTTCAACAGCTCCGGAAAATCCAAAAGTTGGACAGCTCTGGCAGACAGCAAGTGGAGAGCCGATTAAAAGATGGGATGGAAGTAAATGGGTGATCTATTACATTTCTGTAGAAAATCTGAATGTAGAGACGCTAAGTGCGATTGCCGCAAACCTCGGAACTGTAACCGCTGGACTTATAAAGAGTCTGGACGGACACTTTTTTATCCAGGTAAATACCGGAGAGATCTACTCCGAAGATGAAAACGGGATAAACAGCTCTGCGATAAGCAAGGGCGTATTTGTAGCGAATGGGATGGACAGCGGCAGACACACAAGCTTGTCTATATTCCCAACGCAGATTGCGCAGTATTTTGACGGAGCCACCATTTCAAACCTTGTTAATTTTAAACGGGACGGTATATTTGTTAAAAACTCCGGATCATACGAAATGAACATATCTAAAGCAACAAATTATGACTCCGGAAAGATAAAAGGACCATTCGCCAGCACAAACCCATCCAACTATATACAGGCGGAGCTAAAAAGGAGAGGGTGCGTGGTTACATGTAAAATCACGGCACTTATACAATTTCCAAACACAGGATCGCACGGACCGTTTGACGAATTAAAGATCCCTGTAGGATATCGACCAGTCGTAGACATAGTAGAGACGTACAGCGAATTGGTTGGTACGTCAGTTATCGGGACTGGCAGGTATTACATTACAAAAGACGGAGGAATATCCATTGTAACTGGCAAGACAGACTACTGTGAGCGCATAAAGACATTTACATGGATTACGGATGACTAAAGGAGCGGATATGGAGATCAGAGCAAGAGCGTGTTGGTCTTATTTTTATACTTTAAAAACCGGAGGGAAAACATGACAGAAAATGAAGTAGAAGTGAAACTTGCAGAGCACGGAAAAGAAATCGGCTCATTAAAGCATCGAATGAAAGAAGCAGAGGACGTTGTGAGCGTGGTACATCAACTGGCACAAGAAATGGTAGGGCTAACCAAAGAGGTCGGCTTCATGAACCAGACGTTGGTACAACTCACCGCAAAGGTGACGCATCTTGAGCAGACACCAGCTAAGAGATGGGATGGGGTTATTACCGCTCTCATCGGAGCTATTATCGGTGCAGTAGCAGCAATGCTTTTTTAAAGGAGGCAGAACCATGAAAAAAATCAATTGGATTGTAAGAATTAAAAACAAGGCATTCTGGGTAGCACTGATCCCGGCACTCTTGCTGTTGGTACAGGCTATTGCGGCAGTGTTTGGATTTGCGATCGATCTCGGAGACCTTGGGGATAAGCTGTTGACCGTAATCAATGCGCTCTTTGCAGTGCTGGCGATTCTCGGTGTAGTGGTGGATCCTACAACACCAGGCGCAGGAGATTCGGAGAGGGCGCTTACATATAAGTAGACTCGGGAGAGCTTGGAAACAGGCTCTCTTTTATTGTGCGACATCGCACGGAAAGGAGAAAATATGAGTATTTGTCGTGGAGTAGCAGGGAATAGAGGGAGAAATCCAGCGGGAATCTTTATCCATAATGACGCTGGTAGTCAGAATGCAAATGCAGCATTTTACAGAAATTGGTTGCAGACACATCCTTTGGAAAATGGATTTGCGCACTATTATGTAGCGCAGGATGGAATCTTGCAGGCAGAGGATGACTGGAATTGTGCATGGCACTGCGGAGACACAAGCGGAAACTTGAATTATCTTGGAATCGAAACATGCCAGAGTATGGGCGATCTGGATGTATTTAAAGCAAATGAGGAAAAAGCATTGCAGTTGGCAGCGCAGAAGTGCAAGGAGTACGGAATCACACCAAGCACAAGCACAATCAGACTCCATCAGGAAGTGTATGCTACATCTTGTCCTCACAGATCTGTAGAGATTCACGGCGGCAGAGAAGCTACAAAATCCTACTTTATTAAACGGATTAAGGAGTATATGGGTGGTAATGTCACGCCGCCAACTTATGTATCTGGAGGACAGGCGCAGGCTCAAGCTGCACAGAGACAGCCGGAAGTAGTATTTACTTACGCCGTCAAACTGGAGGACGGACGCATCTTGCCGCTTGTGCGGAATCTCACGGATTTTGCCGGGATTCAGGGCAAGCGCATCACGGATGTAGCTATTAAGGTAGACAAGGGATCCGTAAAATACAGAGTCCACGTGATTGGCAGAGGATGGCTGCCTTATGTGACCGGATGTAACTGGAATGACCACAACAACGGCTATGCAGGTACAGGACAGCCAATCGATGCAATCGAGGTGTACTACAATACTCCAGCGGATTATGCGGCAAAATATGGCTACCAGAAAGCGCAGTACCGTGTCAGTCCGGTAAATGGAGCTTACTGGTCATGGCAGTATGATAACGAGACCGGAAACGGACAGGACGGATATGCTGGAGCGTTCGGACAGGCAATCGATAGATTCCAGTTGTTCTAATAAAATCCCCTCGGAGATTAGTTCTCTGAGGGGAATAATATTATTTTCCATCAAAATGCATTTTTAATAAATTCAATTCAAACCCCTCTGTGCTATAATAATATGTAGTCAATGCGAGGGGGGGATAATCATGGAATACCAAATCTACGAATCTTACGATACGTTTTTATTATATCAGGAATTTATGGAGATACCGGGAAATACTTTTAAATTCCGGTTGCCAGAAGGGATGATCCTGACAACCGAAATGATGCACACCTTTTTACGGGCGGCATATATGAGTGTTGGACGGATGGATCTGCCGTCCTGAATATTGTATCATTTATTTTGTACTAATTATACTGCTCCAAATCCTGTGACGAGTTCCAGTTCAATGCCCTCTTGCCGGAAATAATCTTTTTCAATGGCAACATACATAGGGGCATAGAAAATCGAGTGTGCAACTTCATTTAAGGTGAGTTTTGTCAATTCCTCTTTGGAAGAATCCGGATTGCCGCCGGTCGGGGTACTGTTGTTTGAAGAGTGGCATCCCGTAAGCAGGATCATGGATGCGGCAAGAAGAAATGTGAGAATTCTTTTTTTCATAAGCACTCCATAGTTTTTAAAGATGTTACTAAAAGTATATGCCGGAAAAAAAGAAGCGTGAAAAAAACCGGTCTGAATGAAATCAGACCGGCATAAAATTATAATTTAAAATTAGTAGTTATCGTGATCCTCTTCGAATGGATCATCATAATCATCAAAGTCTTCGTCTTCCTCAGTGTCACGTCTGGACAAGATCGTCAGGATCAGGAAGATCACTGCAAGTACAACACATGCGATCGCACTGTATAAGAGCATCTTGTCATCACCATGTTTCAGGAAACCGATCACGCTGCATCCGATATAAAAGAGCATCGGGAGCAGGAATGCAAAAATCGTATTGCTCTTCTGAAGAATGAGAAGAAGCAGTCCGGAGATCAGCATGCAAAGTGCCATGATGACATAGAAAGTACCAATGTTGGAATTACTTCCGGAGGTAATGCTGTCCAGTCCGCTGATCACTCCTTTGTATGTAAAGAAACCAAACGCTACGATAGAAAGAAGTCCGAAAATCACACGGAGTACCCGGAATCTTGGAGTGATGTAATCATCCTCATATTCTTCCTCGTCTTCGATTTCTTCCGGTTCTTCTACTGGCTTCGGCGCCGGCTTGCGTTTGTGTACAGACTTTCTGTCCGGATCAGATGCAAGCATATCCTCGTAACTTTTTTTCACTGCACGTTCACGTTTTGCACGTACTTTTTCAGAAGGAATATTACCGTAACGCTGCCCTTCTTCGGAAGGTTCCTGTTTGAATTCTTCCGGAACAGAAATCACTCTTGTTTTTGAATCTGCAGGAGCCGGGCGTTTTTTCTTAGGTACAGCATCAGAAGCTTCGGAATCAGGACGTTTTTTCCGAGGCGCTTCTTCAGAATGATCAGAGACCGGACGTTTCTTTTTCGGTCTTTCGGAATGCTCAGAAACAGGTCTTTCGGAAGCTGGACGCTTCTTTTTCTGTACAGGCTGTTTTGGCTCGTCTGTGTGCTCAGCGATTTTCTTTTGTTCTGTTGCTTTTGTTTCTTCTGTTTTTTCTACAGGTGCTTTTGGCGCCTCCTGCTTTGGAGCTGCTTCTGTATGTTTTGCTACAGAAGCAGCCGGTTTAGGAGCCGATTTTTTTGCACGTTGTTTGTCAAGATTCCATTGTTTTTTGCAGTCTTTGCAGATTGCGTATTCGTTTAAAACCGGATTGCCATTTTCATCAACCCCTACTTGCTTTTTCTGTAAAATGACATCCTTTCCACATTTTGGGCATTTCATTATTTATATCTCTCCTTTGTATCACTTGTTGTGACTCGTTTTACCTACGATAAAGACATTATAGCATTTTGTTTGACGAAGAACAACGTTTTTTGTCAAATTATCGTGATTGGAGAGTGGGTGTGTTACTGAACAGTAACCGGGTGTGCTCCCTCTATGATTTTGGTTTGACGAGTGGAGTCTGATATTGATAAACATCATTGTAGGCATCAAGCTCGTCCTCGGATTCGGGCAGCGCCGGGATCAGTCCGGTGCAGTCTGTGGAGGAAGCGGCATTTTTTAAATAATCATAATGGTCAATCAGTTCTTGATTTTTTTTCATTTCTTTTTGTGTTTCTTTATCCAA